ATGTATATAACAAAGGAATTTTCATCTATTGCAGAAATAAAGAATATACGCGAACAAAAGTCAAGGCTATCTGAAAGAGAGGCTGAATTAGTAAGTCCAATACTGACTAATCTTGAGTCTATTCCCTATATATACGAGTTGTTTAAAAATATAGTACGCACTATGAATATTCCGCCTCGTGAAAAAATAATTCAGAGAAAGGAATTTTTGTTTATCATACTTTTTTTGTTTGTCCCAAGTGTATTAGCGGGTGGGCGTATACCTAATGGGGTTAGGAAATCTCTTGAACATGTATTTCCAAAGGTAAAGCCTTGTACTATATCAAACAACATTGCTGATGTCTTTTTTTTGTATCAGCAATACAAATACTTCAGAAGCGACATTAATATTATTTATAAAGAAATGCTTAAACGATTGGAAGAGGGCGATACTCTAGATGAATTAAAGCGCCTTACATTCAAATAACAAACCTTTTTCAGATTGTTTGTTATCGGCAAGACATTTGCTTTTCTCATTTTATACAATGGTCTATCTTTGAAAATATATAAAGAAGAATAATAGGATGAGACTTTCAATTAAGCAAGAAAATTTTTGTAATTATTACCTCGAAAGCGGCAATGCTTCCGATGCTTATCGTCGTGCTTATTCATGCAAAGGGAAATCAGATAATACGATTTGGGTAGAGGCGTCCAGATTAGCTAATAACCCTAAGGTTGCCCTAAGGATAAGTGAGTTGAGTTCTGAAATGCGGCGCCGGTCAGATATTACAAAAGATGAAGCGGTAGGAATTTTGGCAGATATTGCAAGGGCGAATATTGTAGACGCCCTTGAAATCAAGTCTAATGAGATGTTTACTACCATAGTGGTAAAGGATGTATCCGCCTTGCCTATCGGCATTCAAAGAGCTATTCTTTCCGTAAAGAGTACAGATAAAGGTTATGAATTGAAATTGTATAATAAGATTGATGCAATAGAGAAATTGGCAAAATTGCTGGGTTGGGATGCAACTGAACAGAAAGATATTGTAAAAGAAGATAAAAATGATTCTATAACAATTCAGATAATAGACAAAAGGGGGGACGTTGTAGATGCTGATACAAACGACTAAAATATATGCTACGGTTGATAGTGCGATAAAATCAGGATACAAGGTTGTATCTGCACAAGGAAGCTCAAGAAGCTCAAAAACGTATAATATATTGATATATCTTTTAGTATATATACTCCAACATCCTAAAACCTCTCTTTCTGTTGTGCGCAAGACGCTACCGTCGTTAAAGGGGTCTGTATTTCGGGATTTTAAGGAGATAATGCAAGACAAATTCCGAATGTGGGATAACCGCTGCATGAATAAATCTGATATGGTATACACGTTTCCTAATGGTTCGTTCTGTGAATTTTTCTCAACTGACGATGAGCAAAAGATACGAGGAAGAAAACGTAATATTCTGTATTGTAACGAAGGCAATGAAATATCCTTCCTCGAATGGCAACAACTGGTGATGCGTACTACTGATTTTTCAGTTATAGATTATAATCCATCTTTTTCAGATGAGCATTGGTTATGTGATTTGAATAAAGATTCGCGGACTTTTCATTTTATCTCTACTTATAAGGACAATCCTTTTTTGGAGCAAACTATTATAGATGAGATAGAGTCTCTCCAGCATAAGAATAAAGTGCTATGGACTGTGTACGGTTTGGGATTGCAAGCTATGGCAGAAGGACTTGTATTCCCGGATTTTGAAATAGTGGATAAATTTCCTACTTACGCTAAACATGTTGGGGCTGGATTGGATTTTGGATATAGCGCTGACCCTACAGCGGTGGTAAGATGTGGTATAGTAGACGATTGCATGTATCTTGATGAATTGTGTTATCAAACCCACATGTTAACAAGTGAAATAATAGATGTGTTGAAGCCATTAGGGTTATTTGTATATGCAGATAGTGCAGATCCGAGACTTATTCAAGAAATTTCTAATGCAGGTATTGTGATTTATCCAGCGGATAAGTACAAAGGTTCAGTCATGGGCGGTCTGTTTAAGATGATGGAATATAGGCTTTGCGTGACTAAGCGTTCTGTTAATCTCATTAAGGAACTGAAAAATTATGTATATGAACAAAACAAGGATGGCAAGTTTATAAACGCACCTATTGATGCTTATAACCATTTGATTGACGCTGCCCGTTACTGGACAATTGGCAAGATAATGGGAAAGATTTTACTTTCTAAGCAATATGATAAAGATGATTTAGGACTATACTAAAATTGATGATATGAATTTTATAGAAGCAATATTCAATGTTATCCGTAACAAGACCCTAAACGCTGTAGGGGTTGAACGAGATTTGATGAAACTTATTCAAAATAAAGATATTTCCCGTGTACAATCTGTTATGCAAAATCGTGATACGTACGTATCTGATGCCATAAAGGAATATACTCCAGAACTTCATGATGTAATGAAGCGTCCCGATAAGCCGAGAAAGAACAGGCAGCCCTATAAAGTTGAAAAACTTCCCCGGCGCAGACAAGTGTACATAAATGAGGTGGAGTTGTTCTTCTTGTTGGGAAATCCTATATCATGGAAGCCTTCTTTGGACATAGAGGGCAAGGATGAAGCTTTTGATGCTTATATGCAGTTTTTAAAAGATACAAGGTTTAATACTACCATGCGGCAAGCTAAAAGATTGGCGGGGGCTGAAACCGAAAGTGCTAAAGTGTATCATATTTATAATGATGGTGGAAAGCCCGCCGTAAAGGTGCTCGTTATATCCAAATCAAAAGGATATACCCTGAGACCTTTGTTTGACCAATATGAAAACATGATAGCTTTTGGTTATGGTTACTTCTTGAAAGAGGGAGATAGGACAATAGAACATTTTGATATACAAACTCCAAATTTTATATTTCGATGTAAGCGGGCTAATATCGGATGGAATGTAACTCCAGTTGAAAACCCTACCGGGAAAATCAATGTGATTTATTATCGCCAAGATAAAGCCTGGGCAGGCACTGAAAGAAGATGCGACCGAGAGGAAATGATTGATTCTAAAGCTGCTGATACAAATAATTATTTTGCAGACCCTAAGATAAAGGCTACTACAGATGTTATTAAATCTTTGGCCGACCCTGATACTGTAGGTCAGGTTATCCAACTGACAAATAAAGATAATAGCCTGATTGATTATATGACTCCACCAGAATATTCTTCCATGAAAGAGAGCGAAAAGGCGGATTTGAATTCTTCGATTCTTTTCGATTCGTTTACTCCTGATTTTTCTTTTGAAAACATGAAAGGGCTTGGCACTTTATCCGGAGAGGCATTGAAACGGGCTATGATATTGGGCTTCATTAAGAGGGATAATTTAAAAGAAATATATGATATATTGGTTGATAGAGAAAAAAATCTTATTCTTGCCATTATGAAAAATGTTACCCATATCCAACTTAGAGAAAAATTAGAAAAATTGAATATAGAACATGAATTTTCTGAGCCGTTTAATGAGGATGTTCAAGGGAAGTGGGCAGCAGTAGGGAAGGCTTATCAGGATGGAATTATTTCACTTGAGCAAGCGGTTAATATGCTTGCGGTTACTGATAATCGGCAGGAAGAAATACAACGAATATTAGATGAGCGTCAAGCTGTGAATAAACAGAAGGGGGAATAACATCCCCTTTTTTTATAAAATAACAAACCTTTTGCCAATTGTTCGTTTTAGAGCCTTTATAAATTTCTCCCATCTTTTACTAATATCTACTTTTATCCTGAATTTAAAATAATTAAGTATGAAAGAAAAAATATTCAATCAGCTTAAACAGGATTTTTCAAAGCTGGGTTTGTCTGATGAGATTCTTCAATCAGTAGCATCATCGCTTGACGCTATGGGATTAATAACCGATGATAACCTTGCAACTATAGTAAAGGGGCAAGAATCAATGCTGAAATCTTACCAAAGTAATTTTGATAGGCTGCGTACAGAAGGTACAGCCTACAAGAAGGAATTGGAAGAACTGAAAGCAAAAGGTGATGGGGGCGACCAACAGCAACCAACCAATGAGGAACCAGAGTGGTTTACAAGGTACAAGCAGGAGCAAGAGGAGAAAATTCAAAAGCTCATAACTGAAAACCAGTCTGCAAAAGCAGAACAGGCTCGTACAATAAGAAACAATCTGATTCTTTCAAAAGCAAAAGAACTCAAAATCTCGAAAGAGAGAATAGAAGAAGGATTTGCTATCTCCGATGATATGGACGAGGTGGCGATTACAGACTATCTTTCTAAAGTGAGACAGAATGAGGTCGCAAAAGGCTTGGAGGATAAAAGTTCGGCATTCTCCTTGTCTACACCTAAAGACCAGGGCAAAGAACTGGCTAAAGAATGGGCTGAAAAATTGCCGGACGCTAATTAAAAAATAAAGTTATGGCTATTACATTTGAAAAAGAAAAGGTCAAAGGGAATTTCCCCGTTTTTTGGAGAGGTGAGTGCGGCGTTCTTCCAGGAGACTTCAAACTTACAACAGATTTGCCGGAAGGCACTTTTGTTAAAAAAGGCACTCCTATAAAACTTGATTTTGCAAAAATGGAGTGTAAGATCTGCAAAGCGGTGGAAGTTATCAATGGCGGTACCACGACCAAACCGCGGATTAAAAAAGGAAGTTTTGCTGTTAAGTCTGAAACCGTAGGCGGACAGGCAATAAATTCTATTGATTCAAGTAACGCGGACTATGATGTACTAACATTGGCTGCGGCTGCAGAAACGGCTGTTGCGGGAGCTGTACTTGGTATTGGGGAAGATTTGCCAGATGCGGTTGTTGAAACAGACTTTGTATTTACGAAAAACATGTCCTTTCAAACAGTGTCCGCAGGATATGAGGTATTAATTTTGAAGGATGTGGCTTATCCAATGCCAAAGGATTGGCTGGTGGGATATAGCATGAAAAATAACCCGTCTATCAAGTATATTAGACAATAAGGAGGTAAATTATGGCAGGATTATTTTATAGTTCTATTTTTGGCGAACTTACAAAACAAGTGCAAGTTCGCATAGACACGGCATCGGAGTTACGTAAAAGATTGTTCGACCAAAACATCTATGAGAAATATTTGGATTGGGATACTCCTACGATTGGGCTGAACTTTGAAGAGTTGATTGGGCAGTACAATTTGAGTGTGGCTGCTGCGACTTTGGATTCTAAGGGAAAAGAGCCTATTATGGGAACGGACGGTTTGGAAACATTAAAGCAAAAAGTGCTGACCCATCAGATGAGTTATTCTATGCCGATTGAAGAGTACAGAAAAGTCCTTCAAATACTTGATTCTCGTATGTTGACAGATGAGCAGAAAACGCAACAACTCATTAATCTGATGTGGAATAATGTCGGGAAGGTTGTAAATTCTGTGCAGTCTAAACTGGATGTTATATTCTTGGGAGCCTTGTCTAACAAAGGAGTTTTTACATTTGATGAGAAAAACAATCCAGAGGGTGGCGTCCGTGGTGTTATAGACCACAAAATGCCTGCCGAGAATATAGCATCGGCAACATTGGATTGGAATGACGATAATCAAAACAATGTGGACTGTTTTGAAGACATTCAAATGGTATTGAACGCCTCTCAAGAGAAAGTGACACTTGATAAAATTCTTCTCTCACCCAAACGCTTATCATATATTCTTAGAAATAAGAAGATGAAACAGGTTGTTTTTGGTACAGATAAATCTTCTACTCCGCTGTTGTTGTCAAATATGAACGAGTTCATGCGTCAGAATGACTTCCCTATCTTTGAACCAATCAGACGTATCACCCGAATTCAAAACAACGGAACATTAAGTGAGTATTCCCCCTGGAATGACAAGAACTTGGTATTTGTCCCAGCTGGAAAGTTAGGGGTTATCAAAAATGCCTATGCAGACAATGAATTGAGACAAGAACCTGGTGTAACCTATTCCAATTATGGAAGAATTCGGATTTCTCAGTGGGGTAAGGGTGAGACAGACAATTCCAATGGAGTTGAGTTCACAAAGGCGCAGTCATTATCACTTCCTATCATTACTGAGATTAACGGTATCTATTCTTTGACAGTAGAAGCATAATGACAATTGCAGGCTACATAAAGCAGAGATTTTCCTACATCGGTGAAATGTCCGATGTAGGGGCTTCTGATTTTGCATTAGATTTTGGGCTTAATGCAGGCAAGGAAGCTTCTTCTGAGGATAAAAAGTTAATAGGAACATTAATTGATGGTTTTATTGAGAAAAATATTCTCCATCCTACCTCAGTTGGTGAAAGTGGATTTTCTGCATCCTGGAGCGTTGATTCAATCAAGACCCATATTAAACTTCTGTTAAAGAAATATGGCATAGACTTGAATGAGGAAACTGCTGCAATTGTCGGTCTGAGTGTGATTAAAGATGTATCTGATATATGGTAATGTATTTTTCTCCTCACATATTACAAGTATTGGCAGAAGAAAAACCTAAGTATGACTCTAACGGACAAGTTATTGTAAAGCCGGAAAATAATACGTGGGAAACTATAGGTGTTTGCCGGTGCGACGATGATAACACCCAAGAACTAAAGTCAGACAATGGAGATATGTATATGTCGCATTATCATATAGTCTATGAAGGTCGTGGCTTAAAAGAAGGTAGCAATATTCGCTGTTTGTTTGGAGAGACAGTGAAAGCGGAAGGTATCGCACGCAACCCTAAGAGCTGTAATTATTTTAATTATTCGGAGGTTTGGATATGATTACATCATCAGATGCCGGTATCATAGTATATAATGATTGCAAAGTTTTTGGTCTGCCTTTATATCGTAGCTGGTCTTTCCCTAAAAAGAAAGTAGATACGGAGCGTATTGTTGTTCTTTCTAAGCGCCAAACATCTGATACCTATTGGAACAGAGGATTTATTGAAGTTAATTTCTGTGTCCCGGATTATAAGCAGAATGCCAATCTCAAAAGGCTTAACGAACTTGAGCAGTTGGCTGTTGAGACTTTGGATTCCGTAGGATATTATAAGGGTTCATGGTATCAATATTCTGTTGAGAGCCATGGGATAGAGGAAGATACAGATTTAAATTGTCATTTTGTTAATGTAAAATTATTATTTGAAGTATTAAACATAAATTGAGAAGATTATGAAACCATTTATCGGAATTAAAAAGATATGGTACGGTGATGTGTTTACTGAAGCCGTAACTAAAGCATCATTAAAGACGTGGCTTGAGTCTGCCACACAAGTTAAAAACTCACACCAAGATACTTGGCAGTACACAGAGGATGACCCAACCTACACTGATTACATCAACGAACTTTCGGGTAATATTTATTATCGTGATGTAACTCAAAAGGGGGCAAAAACCATTACATTCACAATGGGCGAATATACATTTGACGATAAGATTGATTTGCAAGGTGGCGAAAAGGTTGATACGGATGCGGGCTGGTCGGCATCAGATACTCCGGGAATTGTGAATAAGGGGATTGTAGGGCAGACAAAAACAGGCAATTATGTAGTCTTTACAAATGCTGCGGTTATCGCCAAAGGAACAATGGCCGAAAAAAACATTGGCTTGGGAGTTACTGCTGTTGCGATGGAAAATCCTAATGATAATGTGAAGAGTGACTATTTGTTTGATGGGGAGAAAGTGGAAGCTGCCGCCTTGATGTCAGCAGAAGCGCCTGTCAAGAGCAAACCTACCATTTAAATAAATTTCTATGAAACCAAAGGGGTGTAGTGTAAATTGCACCCCTGTTTAATATATTAATAATGAATGCTGCGAAAATAGTAAATAGCTCTATTATTGGCTCTGACTTTAAGACAATTGTCGTCAATAACAAATCATATATCATATCACCTCCTACTATTCATAGGATAGCAGGCGCAGGGTATTACTTAGCAAATTTCCCCGAATGTAATACGCTGCATGATATACTTGTTTCATTAAAAGATATGGATAATGCGGCACATGCTTTGTCTTGGTTTATAAAAGGAAACGATAGCCTTTTTGATGAATTATTAAAAGGCACATTTAATGAAATTGTGGAAGGATTAGAAATCGCTTTTTCTTTAATTTCTGCTGAAAATTTTTACAAGCTGTCAATTTTAGCGAAGAACGTGCAAAGTCTGACAGCAAAACAGAAGTAGCAGGTAATACCTGCCTGCTTGGACAGATTGCAACGTTCATGGAAAATCTGCATCTGCCATATGATGATGTTGTATTCCGAATACCGTACCGTAATTTAATCATTATGCAGAAAGATAAACTTCATACTGTTTTTGGCGAAGTTTTGCAAGAGGTTTCCGATGCAGAAATGTTTAAGAACCGGAAGTTTGATGAATGATTAAAGAGAAAAGGTTATCTTTGCCCCCAAAAATAATCTTATATGGCACAAGAAGGCAAATACGCATATGACGAAGAAAGTGTTAAAGCAATCATGAATTGGGCAGAAACCGTACAATTGCCAAAGGAAGTAATATTATCGGAATCCGAACATATATACGATACATCTCTGTATATTCGGGCAAATATCAACGACATCAAGCAACACTATCCGGATGCGTTTTACAATCCGGCAATTGATAGGCTATACAGATTAAAAGAGTTTATGGAAAAATGAATAAAGCCCCATTGAAAGATTGGGGCTTTATTTTTTGCTATAATGGTACCTAATAGAGAGCACATAAACCGTGATTATTTCATCATTAACTGAATAGATAATGCGATGTTCCGAATTTATACGCCGAGACCATTTGCCGGACAAATCATATTTCAGAGATTCCGGTTTGCCTATTCCGGTATAAGGGTGTTTGGCTATATCTTCAAGCAGTGACAATATTTTATTTATTATAGCCTTATTACCGCTTCGTACAAAATATTGGTATTCTTCTTTTGCTTGTGCGGAAAGTGTTATTTTGTACATACAACGCGATTTAAAAAGTCTGACATACTTTCTCCCTCATGTTGAGAAACGCAATTTCCATTCTTAATATCTTCTTCCCCTTTTCTTATAGCTTCCATCGTTGCCGGAGATTTCATTATATATTCAGTTTCTTTAATGGAGTTGTATTCATCTAAAGATATGACAACAACGCTTTCATTGCCGGCACGGTGCACCAGCAACGGCTCACTATCATTTATCACACCATCGAGATAGTGTTTAAGGTTGTTTCTCAATTCAGAATAATTTGCTGTTCTCATAGACTTCTTGCTTTTATTATTTAGTACAAATATAAGTACTTATTATTGTACTTGCAAGGTCGCGGCGTTTTTTCTTGTTAATTTGATGTTTTTTAGTAAATAACAAACCTTTCCCTAATTGTTTGTTCTGCGTCCTTGATTTTTTAGGCGGAAATCGTGTATGGCGATACCTTTACAAGAAAATATCGGTTATGAATATAAAAGTAGATGCTTCCGGTTTAGATGAATTTATAGAAGAAATAGAGAACGAAGTCTCTACTGCTATGATTAATGCTGCTCATAGCGCTGTTGATACTCAAAAGACTTCTAATATAAGTAATAAAAAAACATATCAAAATCATACATGGAACTTGCGGAATGCTCCGGGAGCTGTCGTCTTTCGGAATGGGAAGATTGTCGATATGTATGTACCGGCTGACGGTGCCCATGGAGAAGCGAAAGAGCAGACGGAAAGTATGTTGATTTATGGCAATCATCCCCAAGACGGTGTAGTATTTGCTGATGGGATGCATTATGCGAGCTTCGTAAGCGCAAAAGGTTTTGATGTTGACGATAGTGCACGAATTAAACTATCAGAAGAATTAAGTAAAGTGTTCATGAAAAAATAATTGGTTATGGCTGGGTTAAAATTTAGCGCAGATATTGAATTAGATAAGATTGTTAAGTTGCGCACAGAAATAAAGGGGCTTAAGGCTGATATGATGGCTTTGGCAGGTAAGCCAAATAGTGGAAATACCATGAAGAGTCTCGAAAGGCAGTTAGACAAGGCTACGAAAGAACTTGATAAGTACATGAAGAAGTACGCATTGATGAAGAAAGCCTATGAGGAAATTTTAAAATCTGACAATACCGTTAAGGCAGTGCATGAAGAAACTCAGGCCTTACAATCCACAAATAAATGGATTGTCGCAAATACGCAAGCTGTAAAAGAAGCTGATGCTGAAATAAAAAAATTGAAGTCTGACTTTGCAGCTCTCAATGATACAGAAAAGGTGGGCGACAAAGGATATAACATATTGCGTCAAGTAGAACAACAAGTAGCCGTACGGAAGAGGGAAGAAGAAGCAGTTCGGGCAAATATAAAAGCCCAAAAAGAACAAATCATACAGAATAACTCAGAAGAAGGAAGTATAACTCAATTGCGTAAGCAGTTGTCACTTATGCTTAATCTCTATGATAATATGGGGAGAATAAAGCGTTCCGGCAATTCGGGCAAAGAACTTCTTGCTCAAATTAGAGTTATTCAAACTGAATTAAACGAGGCTGAACAAGCATCCGGTCGTTTTCAAAGAAATGTCGGCAACTATTCTTCTGCATTTAATGGACTTGGTATGTCAATCCAGCAGATAGCAAGAGAACTTCCTGCCGCAACGATGGGCGTCAATATGTTCTTCTTGGCAATCAGTAACAATCTTCCGATTTTCTTTGATGAAGTCCAAAAGGCAAGAAAAGAATACGCCGCATATATCGAAGAGCTAAAAAAAGGCAATACAGAAATCCAGAAAGTTGCTCCCGTTTGGAAACAGATAATTTCCGGTGTGTTTTCATTGAATACCGCTTTGGTTGTAGGTATAACTTTGCTCACTGCTTATGGGAAAGAGATATTCAATTATCTTGATGGATTGATTAATACTAAAAAAGTTACAAATGATTTGTCCGATGCTACCAAAGTTTTTAATGAGATGGTAAATAAAGGTACAAAGGATGCACAGCAAGATATTACACGGCTTAATTTATTGTATAAAGCAGCCACAGATGTTGCAAGGGGACAAGATGAACGCAATAAAGCTGTTGCAGCGTTACAAAAGGCATATCCGGATTATTTCAAGAATTTAGATGCAGAGGCTATAAAAAATGGAACAGCGCAACAAAGTTATGAAAATTTAGCTGCTTCTATTTTAAGAGCTGCACAAGCAAGGGCAGTAGAAAACCGAATTGCAGAAAACAGGAATAAGGCTATTGACCTTGAAGAGCAAATAGATAAAGCATACGAAGGATATGAAGAAGCACAGAAAAAACTAAAGGAATTAATAGCAGAGCGGGATAAAATAGACCGAGAGGCAATGCCGGATTTATATTCTGCCGCTCAAATAAACATCGGTGCTCAATTAGGGAAAATACATAGTATGGAGAATGACGCGGCTAAATTGAGGACAGAATTGTATCAACTAAACAAGCAAAGTCAAGAACTTGCTAATAGTATTTCCGCTATTGATTTGACATTTAATAAAGGGGATGATAGTGACAAAGGCGCTGGTAGTAGAAATATCAACGCATTAACGTCCCAACAAGATAAGATATTAGGACTTGAAAGCAAGTACGCATTGGAGCGTAGGCGAAAAGCTGAGGATTTGGAGTATCAGATTGCGCAGGCTCGTATTAGCGCCATGGCTGATGGTTATCAAAAGGTCAAGGCACAGCGTGATTTGGATAACAAGAAAGAAATTCAAGATTTGCAACGGCAGAAAGAAAATGCTATTCGTGCGGAAATAGAGGCTCAAAAAAAGGTTTTTGATGAGCAGGAGAAATTGAAGGCTAAACAGAACAAAGGATATAAAACAAAAAACTTTGACGCTTCCGCAGTAGATACTTCTAATATAAGTTCTGCTTTTGATTCTATCATCGGATATGTAAGTAACAGGCAAAAGGATGATTTAATGAGAGAGCAGGAAAGCGCATGGAATGAATATCTCATAAAATATGGTGATTATCAAAAGAAAAAAGAAGCTATAACCAAAGAATATGCAGCAAAAATAGATAGTTCTCTAACGAAAGGAGAAAGAGAATCTTTGAAAAAAGACCTTGAAGCTCAATTGAGAGAACTAGATTTTTCCGAATTTAAAAAATCAATTGATTTTGCTGATGTGTTTGGAGATTTAGATATGCAGACAACTGATGCTTTAAAATTTCTCCGTGATAAACTAAAAGATTACATTAATGCTGCTGCAAAAGATTTGCGACCAGAAGATTTAAAGGAACTACAAGATGCCTTGAAAAATATTGACTTTAAAATAGCTAAGCGTTCTCCTTTTAAAGAGCTTTATTCCGGTTTGTCTGAATACAATACAGCGCAAAATGCTGTTAAAAAAGCCCAAAACGAGTTGAACTTAGTTATGTCTGGAGGAGAAGTGATAACAGGAGTGTACCAAGATGAAACCGGTAAACTTGTAAAAAAATTACTTTCACAAGAAGAAGCAGAAAAAAAACTCTCTAAAGCTCAATCTGATAGGCAAGGTGTTCTAGCTAAATTAACAAAGGCTGCAAATACAATAGGCTCTCAAGGTATGGAAATTGTCAATGCTGGAAACCAAATAGTGGACATGCTTGGGAATTTTGGTGTTGCAGTACCTGAAGCTGTAGCTGAAACGTTGAACGGCATTGGGCAGACTATGAATGCTCTTGAAAGTATTGATTTAACCAAGCCGTTCTCCGCCATAACTGGAAGTGTTGGAGTCTTAACCGGAATTGGGAATACAATAGCTGGATTGTTGGGATTCGGTGGCGCTGACTACTCCGGCTATGAAAAGATGAAAGCTCAATATGAAAATCTCATATCTATTTGGGATGAGCTTATAACCAAGAAGATGGATTATATTGACATCGACTATGGAACGGAGGCGATAAAAGCGGCAGAAGAAGCCGAACAGCTTGTAAATATCCAGATAAGCAGGCAAAGGCAACTAATCAAGCAGCTTGCATCCAGCGGGGCAAGTGTCGGCTCCCACTCATTGGGATACCGTATAAATGACAGATTGTCCAAAGAAGACTATCAACGAATTTCAGGTTTAGTCGGGCAAAAGATTACAGCGGAATATCAGTTGTGGGATTTGTCTTCCGAACAGATAGAAAAGATACTTTCCGATGAAAAACTGGTTTCTGTACTTGATACCGTCAACAAGGATTTTGTTACTTATTTGCAGAATATTGTAGATTATGGAGAACAACTTACCGAGATTGCACAAAAAGAAAAAGAGGCTATTACTGGGATAGGTTTTGATGAGTTTAAAAGTGGTTATGCAGATTTACTTTCTGATTTGGATAGTACCAACGAGGATTTTGCCGATAATTTCGAGCAACATCTTCAAAAAGCCATATTTCAGTCTCTTCTTGCAAATAAATATAAAGAACAAATTCAAAGACTATATGATTCATGGGCTGAGTATGGAAAAGATGGGATAACTTCTGACGAGGCACAAGCACTTCGTAATATGCAACAGAATCTTACAAATAGCCTGCTTGCGGAACGTGATAAACTGATGCAAGATTTTGGCTGGCAATCAGATTCCGCCCGTGAAGCTTCACAGAAGGGAATTGCTACGGCTTCGCAAGATTCGGTAGACGAGAACAACGGTCGGTTGGCTGTTATGCAAGGGCATACATACTCCATCAATGAAAATGCCAACCGTATGGCTAATGGCATTGACAGCCTTTTGAACTATGCCTCTTCCGGACTCTCATTAACTACGGATATAGAAAGGACGGCTAAAGCAATTGAAAGCCAAAGCAGAGATGCCCTTAACCACTTGGCAAACATTGATAGCTATACGTCTAATCTTGTGGATATAAGACAATATATGTATGCCGTGAAAAACGGTATTGACACATTAAACACTAAAGGGTTAACACTTAAACGATGAAAGGACAACTTTATATAGACAATAAGAACATCTTTACTGAATTGGGTGTCGCCACTATGCAGGGTAATTACGGTGAATTGGTAGCGTTTTCACCCTCTAAAACCCCGGACAGCAACGATTGGGCAGAAGAGGACGGCAGAGAGTTTGACCTTTCGGAAATACATCTTGACACGAAAGAGGTCACGCTTGAATTCGGCTTCTTTTCGGAGTGGGGGTATAATGACTTCGTAGTCCTGTTGTCTGATATGGGATACCATGATTTCAACTTTCCGCAGTTGGGACGTACATTTAGATTGAGGTTATCCTCGCAGAACAGTTTTGAGATGTATAGTAACACCGAACGCTCTAAGTTCACTTTTGCCAATGATTTCCCGCGCCCGTATGGCTATATCTATCAGGAACCGATGAATAGCATTCTGCTGCCGAAAGGTTACGAGTTGGATGGTGTGGACTTATCTGTTTATGGTGTGCTAATTCTCAAAGGCAGTAATGCGGAAATATTCAAAACCCCGGCTGTGAAGAAGAACTTCTTGCGGAACTTCAAGTATCGGGATGGCGCTGTCTATGACGGTGAATACGTGAAGTTCCAGACGAAAGATGTGAACCTTAAATGTTTAATGCGTGCACCGGACTTCGATACGTTTTGGCGGAACCGTGACGCTCTTTTGTATGACCTCACTAGGCTATCCACCAAGACCGATGCCGAAGGATACGAGTATAAAGACGCGGAGCGCATGTTTTATGTTGACGAATGGAATGAAAACTATCCATGTTATTACAAAAGCTGCAAAACTGACAGCTTTAATCCTATTGATGGTATATGGTGGGCGTTTACTCTAACTCTTGTATTTACCAGCTTTCGACTTGGAAATACCGAATATTTGCTTGCTTCGGAAGCAGGGGAGCTTATAGTAACCGAAGATGAAAAATATTTTATTGATTTAGGAGATTAGAATATGATTACTTTACATAACGGCAATGAAACAATCGAGCTTCTGACGGATGATAATAGTTATTCCTATGAAGCTGTAATGGGCGAAGATGCACTTACACTGTATTTTTCTTATCCGGGCTATCTGAATGTCCCTGTAGGTTCATGGTGTGAGTTCTACGGCAAGCGTTATTCCTTGAAGAAAGACAGCAATTTCAAGAAGAACGGAGAAAGGAACTACGACTATACGCTTATCCTTGAAACCTCGAAAGCCGATACGGAACTTTGGAAGATACGCAATACGGTAGACAACCGTATCAAGTTCCCTTATACCGCCAAACCTAAAGAACACCTCAAACTAATTGTCGATAATCTGAACAGGCGTTCTTCGGGCTGGGTAATCGGTGACTGTATAGATGGTACGGAAAAGCTGATTAACTACAACCATACCTATTGCTTGGACGGTTTAAGCCAACTGGCAGAAATTTATGAAACAGAATATCAGATTACGGAAGCTGTTATAGAGGGTGTGCATACAAAGACTGTACACCTAAAGAAAGTCGAATACAACAAGGATAATCCCCTTACTCTTTCTTATGGTAAAGGACATGGCTTTAAAACTGGTGTAGGACGGGAAAGCGGTGACATTCCGCCTGAAATTATCCTTGTAGAAACGACTGATAGAAACATAGATTATTCTAAATACGGTGCGAAAGAATTGCTGATGCCCAAATCACAGACCATTCGTTATGACGGTACGCACTTCGATGGAGAGGACGGTTTCAACGCTGCTATCTCCCGAACTTATAAGGCTGACGAATACGGTACGGCCGTTATGCGTGCCGACCATGAGCTAACCACTGCCAAAGAGGATAGCCTGGATTGCACAGAGATTTACCCGTCACGCGTGGGAAAGGTTAGTGAGGTTAGAACAGTAGATACGAAGAAGCATTTCTATGATTTTTACGATAATGATATTCCCGATAACCTCAATTTTAAGGATTGTCTTATCGAGGGTGAGAAGATGACTGTTATCTTTCAGTCCGGCATGCTTTCCGGTAAAGAATTTGAAGTGAGGTACACCCATGTAGGGCGTAAATTCGAGATAATCCCGCAGGAGATAGACGGTATCACCATGCCGGACGGTGGCGTATGGATGCCGGAAGTTGGCGACAAATACGCAGTGTTCGGTATCCAGTTGCCCGAAGCCTATATCAGTGACAATGCTACAAGAACGGGCGCATCATGGGATGTGTTCCGGGAAGCCGTCAAGTATCTCTACGAACATGAAAACAAGATGTTCACTTTTACTGGTACATTGGATGGTATTTGGGCAAAGAAACGCTGGTTACAGGTTGGTGGTAAAATCGTATTAGGCGGTTTCGTGAACTTTACGGACAATCAGTTCCATCCCGAAGGCTCTCTTATCCGTATGGTAGGTATCAAACGGTTTGTAAATAACCCGTACAGCCCCGAAATAGAACTGTCCAACACTCCGGTAGGTACATCCGTTGCCAGTGAACTTAATAAGATAGAAACGAACGAGGTGCAGGTTGAGGAGAACCACAAGAAGGCACTTCAATTCACCAAGCGTTACTATCGTGATGCAAAGGAAACGATGGAAATGCTTGCCGACAGCCTGCTTAACTTCTCCGGTGCAATCAATCCGATAACGGTTGCCACGATGCAGATGCTCGTTGGTGATGAAAGCCTCCAGTTCCGTTTTGTGAACTCCAAGACCGACCCGGTGGTAGTCAACCATGATATTAGTTATAATCCGAGTACAAAGGTTCTGAACGTTCCGGCAGGTATCATCCAGCACATGACATTAGGGATTAAGACCTTATCCAATGCTCATGCAACCGGTGATTACAAGTATTGGGATATGGCGGAATACAATTCCCCCTCACTTGTCAATCCGGAAAAGAAATTCTATTTATATGCCAAGTGTAGTAAGGGTAACCAATCAGGGATATTCCTTTTGAGTGAAACTGCTATTGCGTTGGAACAGATAGACGGATATTATCATCTGCTTGTCGGTATCCTTAACAGTGAGAATAACGGGGAGAGAAGCTTTGCCACTTTGTACGGATTTACGGAGATACTGCCCGGACGAATAACTACGGATAAGATAGTTTCTTCTGACGGTAAGACCTATTTTGATTTGGTAGCGAATGAGATAGCCGGACGTATCAGGTTTTTGGACGGTCTTATTTCAGGTTTGGTCGGTATCGGTAATGGTGATGGCATCAATGCCGGTATGTCCGGTGAGGGAAATTCCGGTTCTGATGTACGTATATGGTCAGGTGCAAATGAGAAGAACAGGGAAAGTGCGCCTTTCAGGGTACTTCATAGCGGAAAAATGATAGGTACGGATGTGGATTTGTCAGGTATTATCCATCTTAATGCTGAATATGTTAAAATATCTGATAATTTTGATATTGATAGCGGGAGCCTTATAACAAACGCTGCGGATTTGGTTTTGCCAGAAATAGAAGGAGATTATTCACGCGTAATTCGTTGGGTAGTGCCAATGTTTACAAGGGTTCTTCTGCAAATACATTTAAAAACAGCTAATTCTAGAGTTTTTATAGCTCCTAATGGCGATGCTCTAAATTCAGTTTCATCGCTTTCAATTAATGTAGGAATGGATTCCGGGGAAATAGTTGGCTTTAAAAGGGATGGTTATACTTATTGGAGTGTATTCAAACATATACATGAGGAGTTGTAAACCTGCAAATAACAAACCTTTTGTCAATTGTTCGTTATCTGCGATGTAAAAAAATGGCAAGTCTGTTTCTCTGAACTAATTTTGTGAAAAACAGAGAAATGGGTATGTTATTTAGAAAATTATCAATGTGTTTGCATAAACTGTGTGAAGATGCACGGGGCTTTGATAATAGACTTTTAAGAATAGTAACATAGAATACACAAGCCTTTGAGCTAACGTACCCATACGTTGTGCTCAAGGCTTTTTTATTGATATAACATTATGCCGTTAATAAAGAAGAAAATATCAGAGTTTCCTCTTGCCGATAGCCTAAAGGGATTATATACCATTGGTTACAAAATCATAGATGGTATCAAGACCAGTGTAAAGGTTAGCTTGGAAGATATTCAGACCGCTTATCAGGATGTCGTTAATGCAATTAAAAAATCCGAGGAAGCGACCAGTAACGCAAATAATGCTGCTGTAACCGCCGAAGAAAAAGCCACAGCCGCTAATGTAGCCGCCCAGGAAGCCGAAAAGATTGCCAACAATCCGACATACATCGGCAAAGACCACTATGTCTATGTGTATAACAAGGATACGGAAAGTTTCGACAAGACGGATATTTATTGCAAGGGCGAGCCGGGAAGCTCTTTCCGTGTAGCCGGCGAATACGCCACCCTTGAAGCCTTGAAATCCGCTGTTCCCGACGGTTCGGCAGTTGACGGGTTCATGGCTGTAGGTACGGAAGCTCCTTATGATTACTACGCATGGGTAAGTTCTGCTGGCGGAAATAACCCAAACCCATCCCCTGATGGAAAGTATTTATTATTATCGGATGGCACTCCGTTATTGTTGGCTAACGAAGAGCCGATATTACTTGCAGATAGCGGGGAACGGGTTGCAAGTAATGGTGAATGGGTAAGCCAGGGGAAGATTGGCGGTATAGACGAAGCGCCAACTGATGGCAAGGCATACGGTCGTAAGAATGGGGATTGGGCGGAAGTTCCTGCAAAATCTGACGTTCTCACCAAGACCAACACTTCATCATTCACCCCTACGGGCGATTACCAGCCTGCAACGAAGAAGTATGTGGATGATAAACACATTATGCTTACGATTACAGATGAAGCTCATATACAGTTGATTTCAAATCAAGAAGTTAAAGCAGGAGAAGCCGAATCAAAAATAAATCTTGTATTTGGAAGCATTGATAATTTTAAAAATATTATACAGAGATTATTAAGTGATAATATTTTATTCCTAAAAATTACAGAAAAAGAAATCTTTAAAGTAAGTACGAGTCACACATATTGCAATCCCGGTAATGGAGCTTATGAACTTTCGTTTATTTATACTTATACTTCTATTGCCGATGCAAATAATATTAGCTTAGTTACAAAAAGAATTTTTATTGCATTGAATTCAAATGCTACAAATTTTTTCGTAGTAAAAGATATACTCGTTTCCGACAACCTCACCACCCTCACCAAGAAAACCGCTGCCGAGTACGAGGCTATTGGCTCTAAGGATGACAATACAGCATATTGTGTAACCGTTTAAAGGATAATGATTATGTTAAAAATAGGAGAATTGACCTCAGGGCTATTTGCTGGAGATAAGCTGATTGCAGGCAAAGAATTTGATATTAAACAACTTGTTGATAATATTACATTTGCAGATGATTTAGTACATGAAGAAATTAATACACAACTTGTTCTTATTTGCAATCTTAGTAGTATCCCTATTTATTTATATCGAGATTCAGTAAGAACTGAAATAAAAAAACAACATATCGAATGGTATTCATTTATAGCACCTACCGCTATTAGTCTTTTTAATGAAGATAATACTCCAATAAGAGCTATTACACAAAAGGAGTCTATATCCAATAATTTTGTTACAGAAATAACTGATTCTGTCGTTAATAATGGCGATAGTGTATTTGATATTGCAGATAGTACAGGGATTTTCGGTTTGGGTTGTGTTCTAATGAATGCGTAAAACAATAATATTAATAAAATAACAAAGTGTTTACTTTTTTGATTATGAGAGTAAAAGTATTTTATGAAAACTGGTTTGCCAAACTCATCCTCTTTGGCGGCTACACAACTATAATGCTCTTCGGCTTCATCCTTACGAAGCTGAAGGAGTTGTCCGAAACGACCATACGTCATGAACGGATACATCAGAAACAGTTCTTCGAGTGTATGGAGATAGCGGCTATCCCGTCCGTATTGCTGGCTTTCAATGTCAGTGCATGGTGGCTGTTACTTATCTCGCTATTCTACTACATTCTTTATTTGGCAGAATGGTTTGTAAGCTTCGTGTACCACCTGTTTACAGACAACATAATAGGCAGCGGTAAGGTAAACGCCAACGCCTATCGAGCGAGCGCATTTGAGATGGAAGCCAAACTCAACCAGGACAATCCGAACTACTTGAAAGAACGTAAATGGGGTGCATGGTTCAGATACTACGGCAAGATATGAATAATTGACAAATAACGATAAGATGAAGAATAACATTATTACCCAAAGCATACCGGGTGGTTTCTCGGTAATAGCAAGCAGTTTTATTGCACAGTCATTGGAACACATGATACCGTGGCTGATAGTGACATTTTCAGTCGTTGTATGCGATTTGATGTTCGGGATAAGGAAATGCCTGCTATTGGGTGAAGAATTTCGGTTTTCAAGTGCCGTGCGCCGTACTATGGGTAAAATGGTGACATACTTTGCCTTTGTCTGTATGGTGGTGATGATAAACATTGCTTCCGGCAATAAATGGAATATTGATGTGTATTCATGCTTGTTTGTCTGCTTCATAGAGTTCTGCTCTATCATAAGTAATATCTTGAAGCCAAAGGGATATAATTTCAATTTACTGAAAGCGTTGGGATTATTCGGAAAGAAAGTACTCGATGTCGAGAAAGAAGATATGAATGAAATAATAACTAAAGATAAGGAGTAACAAAATGAAAAAGAAACTGATTATCGCAGCGATTGTTATCGCTATCATCGTGGGAGTTATGCTTTACATGCACTACACACCGTTTTGGGTGAACCTGACTACTGTTGCATCATTCGGTGTCGGTGTTGTTGCCGGATGGGTGGTTCGTGTGGTTTATGACAAATATTTTAGAAAGGAGGAATAGCATGAGATACTTTACAATTGCAGAACTGGTTAAAAGCGAAACGGCTGATAAGAAAGCTATAGACAACAGATTGCCGCAAGAACTGCTTCCCAATGCGCAAGCGTTGGTTGACAATGTCCTCGACCCGTTAAGAGAGGCTTACGGAAAACCTATCACAGTGACAAGCGGATACCGTTGCCCTGTTCTGAATAAAGCGGTAGGCGGCTCTAAAACGAGCGACCACATGAACGGGTGTGCTGCCGATATTGTCGGCACTCCGAATACCCCGAAAGAGAACAAAAGACTGTTTAATCTTATACAAGAATTGAAGCTTCCCTTTGACCAAGTCATTGATGAGAAAAACTTCTCATGGGTACACGTCAGCCACCGAAGAGAGGGCAACAGAAACCAAGTATTGAAACTCTAAAAAGTAAACATCATGGCAGCAGAAGTTTTATCATTTCAAAAAGAAGAAGGCAAAACAGCGTATTACGCAACGTTTGTCAGTGACGGTAATCCCGTTACCATACAGATAAAGAACAAGGGCGGATATGTAACCGCTTTCGCAGGAATTGATGATTTGGAACCCGTTCCGCTTTATCCCAACGCATCCCAATATAACGGTGCGTCCAATACGATTTTCCGTATCGTAGGGATAGCAAATGGCATAAACGTCACAATCAAGAGTGCTACCGAAGTATTGGAAGCCAAAATGATTAAAGAGGGATAGCCTATGAAACCAATCACTATCCCCAACATCAGCATTCCGACAATCGGTATTCCTACTATTGGGATACTTACTATAGGGTATTCATATATCAAGGATAATAAACCGAGACCAAACCCACCCCCTGATGGAAGGTATTTATTATTATCGGATGGCACTCCGTTATTGTTGGCTAACGAAGAGCCGATATTACTTGCAGATAACAAAAAATAAAATGATAAAAAATAAAAAGATATGGCAGAAGGATTACAAATAGGACAACTCCCTCAAAAGGAGAGCTTAACAGGAAACGAGCTGATACCTTTTCAGCAAGGAAGTAGCAACGGTTCAATGAGTACCGCGGCATTGAAGAAATACATCGGCACTGGTGGCGGCACTGGTGGCGGCACTGACTATATGAACTACATCACCGAGTATAATGTTTCCGTCCAGCATCCTACTTCGGGAATTGGCGGGAGTAACAAGTACAGTCTGGAAGGCGCCATTGCCCAAGTTCCGCAGGAACTTAGAAATATCGGACTGAAGGTGTCGTTCATCAATTCGGATGGAAAAGTAGAAACGTGGGAGTTCCAGGGCGAGACATTTACCGAAGTCGGTAGATGGCTAAACAAAACTGTGTTTGCTATGGTTGAAAATGATATAGAAATCACAGATTACAATTTATTGTTTGACACTTACGAAAATAAAGTTTGGCAAAATGGTGTAATTGTACATGATAGTTTGCTACAAAGAAATTGTACATCTATTGTTCCTCTTGATAGAAATAATAATATTTATACAAATACAAATGGAAATGCTGACGTTGTTTTCTTTGATAAAGACGGTAAATACATTTCTATGCTTAATTTTTATAATAACAATCCGGTTCTTAAAGAAAATTTTCCTGAAAACGCCGAATTAGTTGCATTTACATATTATAGAGACAGTGTAATTACTGATAAATTCTTTGCTTCTGCTAAGAATAATTATAATTTAAAACTATGCCAGTCTACTATTCTTAAAAAGAGAGGAACTCGACCTATTGTCAATATTAATCTTAGTGATAGTGAGGAAGAGATTTTTCTTAAGTTAGCTTCCGCTTATATTACTCAGGATTGTGATGTCTATTTTGAAACTGGTGAATATACTTTTATAAAGATATTCGATTTGATAAATACTAAATATAGGCTTGTAACTGCTATCGAATTACCAATTGGTGGTAATTGTAGATATTTTTTCAATAATTCAACTCTTATTTCTAAATGTGATAGTGCTTCTGAAATAGTATGTAGTAACCAATCTTTATTCGGGACTCAAAGAGTTGGTTTCAATTCTAACTATGAGTTACATGATGGACATCTTATTCAATATGATAATATTTATGCTATTCACGATGAAGGTTCAGGTGCAGATTCTTATTATAAACACGTGTATGACAATTTGATTGTAGAATATATTAAAGGCGAGCATACACAATATCTTTCCAAGCCTTTAGGCAGTGGCAGTAATTTAAGTATGGATATTATTATAAAGAATTGTATTTTTAAAAATGGCAAAGAAAATGCAGCCGATGTTAGTTGGCATTTTGTTGATAATGCAAATTGTAAATTTACAATAACGGGTAACCGTTTTAACTATAGATTCTCTTTCGATTCTGATGTTACGAAATGCAATGTTCTATTCACGAATAACAGCCATAAGGAAGATAATATATTCGCTAATGCGACTGTTGTGCAATTCAATAATGTAAAAGAATGAGAAACAACATCATTGGATTTATAGCCTATCCACAAGTTGCAGTCCCATTCAATCCGTTTCTGACGAAGAGTAAAAACGATTGAGGAATATCCTGAACAGTATTCATCCCGGCACTTCACGGTCCGGGATGAAATTAATATCATAAATATGCTAATTAGTTATGAAAAATAACATCTTAGGTGCGGTGGTCTATCTATCCACCGCCATAGTATTCGGTGGCAGTACTGCACTGCTGATGCTCTTTATCAAGGAGAACAGCGACCGTTGCCACTACTATAACGGCAAGTGGAACAAAATAGACTTGCTGTGTGGAGCTGTCGCAATATGTGCAGGTATGGTTGTAAATCATTATTTGTTGAGGTCATGAAAAATCTACCCTGGCTATTAGTTGTATTGCTGGCAATCGCTTGTGTGGCGGCGTGGTTCCGCCCGCACGAGCCTTTGCCGGCAGAAATCCGTACCGAAACAAAGATACAGACGGTTGTCAAACTTGATACAGTTCTTATCTCCGCACCGATAGCTGTCTTTTGGCAGATATTGCCGAATGACACAGTACGTATAGGCGATACCTTGCTTCATCGCAAACGGGTTGTGTATGAAGATAGCCTGTATCGTGCGGTGGTGAGTGGATATGTAGACCCACGGCTGGATAGTATGACTGTGTATCCGAGGACGGTTTATCAGACGGTAACGAATGACATCTATCATCCGGTTCCCATCAAACCGAAGAAGAAGCGTTGGGGATTAGGGTTGCAGGCTGGGTATGGGTATCCAGGCGGTATGTATGTAGGCGCAGGAATAAGTTATAATCTATTTGTATGGTAAGAAAGAAATTAACGATGTAGAAGTTGGCTTGTAGCTGACACTCTTTCGGGGCTTAGAGTAAAAAGAAAGCCCCCAACGTTCAAATAATTATTGCCACATAAAAATTTGAAAAAAGCATAAGACACCGCACGTTGGAGGCTTTAATATCTTCAACACGGTATCTTATGCTTTGTTCGTATATAATCAAATATTTTATGTGGCAGGGCAAAGATAAATATAAAATTCAGAAAAACTATGTGTAAGTCAGAAATCTTTGCCGAAACAATCAATCTAGTGGCGCAGGAGACCGAAATACCCGCCAGCCGAATACTATCTTCGGATAAGGATACGGAAACCGTAGACGCCCGCTATTTGCTTGTACAGTTGCTTGTCGAAAGGGGAATGTATCCTTCGCAGATAGCTCCTAAAATCCACAAAACCAAACGCGCGATAAACTACATGATTTCCAATTTCCAGGAACGTATGGAAGGCGGGAAAATGTTGAGAATATATTGGGAAAACATTAGGAAAGCGTTGGGAAACAACTGATTTCATGGCAGTATCGGTATTTATACTTTTGTGATGCGGTTGATTTTGACCGTAATACAAAATATAAATCTCTATGGAAAGAACGTATGTCTTCAATCAAGACGGGAACAACGGAAATGGTGGCGGAAGCAAATTCGACATCATGGCTATGTTGCCCAACTTGATGGGAAGCAAGGGTGTAGACCCCGGACTTCTCGCTTTACTGAACCAGGGACGTGGCAGCCAAGACCAATGGGGCGGCTCGTGGTGGTTCATCTGGATTATCCTTTTGTGGTTCTGTTGGGGCGGCAACGGCTTTGGCAACCGCTTTGGCAATGGTGGCGGTCTGCCTGCCGAGCTTAACGGTGATGTCGGTCGTGAATACCTGATGTCAGCCATTCAGGGCAATGGCAATGCCATCAACCAGCTTGCTTCTTCTTTGAACTGCTCTACCCAACAGTTACAGAGCGCCCTGTGCAACATCCAGGGACTTATCGCCAATGTGGGCAATCAGGTGGGCATGTCAAGCCAGCAAATCATCAACGCATTCCAGTCCGGAAATCAGGCTGTTCTTACTCAGATTGCAGATTGCTGCTGCAGGACTCAGAACGCCATTACCACGATGGGCTATGAGAACCAGCTTGCGATGTGCAATCAGACCAACGCGCTTGTCAACACAGCCAATCAGAATGCACTTTCATTGCGTGACGGTGCGACCGCCAATACCAATGCTATCCTTGCAAAGCTGGACGCCATGCAGAACCAGGCATTGCAGGACAAGATTGCGGCTCTTACAGCAGAAAAAGCCACTTTGACTGCTGAAATCTCCCAACGTAACCAGAATGCTACTATCCTGAATTCAGTAGGACAACAGATTGCTCCTTTGGCAGCAGGCTTGCAGGCATTGCAGTCCGATGTCGATGGAATAAAATGCAAGATGCCTAACACCGTTCCGGTTGTTTACCCTAATATTCAAGCCATCAACACAGATTGTTTCCGTGCTGCGGCTTTTGGTGCTTACGCCGGTGATGCAATGTATGGACGTGGCGGTTGTGGTTGTAACAACTACTGGGGTTAATTCCGGTAAGAAAGGGGGTAATTATGTGGCCTAACTTTTTTACAGGATTTCCTTTCTTGTTCCCTACTATTGGAAGGGCTAATTTCAATACCCTTCCTACGGTAGCCGTAACGGTCGGCACGGAGAACGTGACTTTGGAGCTTCCTAACCATGCGTTCCGTAACAGAAGCTATGTAGGCGGTTTCTATGTCAGTCTCCGCCAGGCGATACCAGCCGGCACGACTGCTACACTCCCGATACTGATAGGGACTAACGGGGATACAAGACCGTTGCTGGCTTACAACAATGAGCCGGTGACTGTCGGCAACCTTGCCGGAACGGGTATCTACGAAATTCACTATAACAAGTACACCAACGAACTGTTCCTTGTTAACGGTGGGTATCGTCCGACAACCGCATCGGCACCGACTCCGACAGCAGAAGCAACCGCTCAAAAGAGCAAGTAGTTAACATGGGGCTTTGTGGTTGTTTCCAAAATGGAAATAGCCACACCCCTTTAAAATCAAACCAATATGTTTCAATCACTTCGTACCAATAACCAGTTGTATATACTTCATAAGGATGCTAACCCGTTTATCGAATACGGTCCGGTAGTCAGCGTTTCCGCTCCCAAGCCGAAATATCCTATGGCATCCCCTATGGGACAGTTACCCCAAATGGAAATGGTTGTGGATGTCGTTGTCTGTATCAACGGGCAGAACACGACTTTCCAAAATCTACCTGCCGGCATGGATATAGCCGACTTCGGACAGAACGGCAATATCGTAGTGTCATGCTCTCGTGATGCGATGAACAACGAGGTTGCTTCTATGAAGCAGAAAAGCATAGACATTATCAATAGCATGGACTTCCACAATTCCGTCATTGCGGGATGTGACAAGATGCTGACGCTCTTGAACCCCGAATTTGCAGAGAAACAACGTCAGGAGCAGGAAATATCATCTCTGAAAGGGCAAATGGCGGAAATGAGCAAGAACATGTCCGACCTTATGGAATTGAACAAACGGCTTATGGAACAGCTCGGAGTTGCTGAAACATCTAAAACAAAGAAATAATATGGGAATGTGGGAAATATTGGAAGAAGGACGCGGAGAATATGACCGTGACTTCGGTATGAGAGGCGGTAATCCTATGGAAGAAGCCTATAGAGAGGGTTGCCGTCATGGTTACGAGAAAGCCATGCGTGAAATGCAGGGCGGTGAAATGGGCTATCGTAACAGCGGTGGTTCACGCGGTGGAAGCTATAGCGGCGGCTCAGATATGGGCGAACGCCGTATGCCGGGTTACTTCCCGGAATATCCGGTTTACAACGAACGCCGCGATTCACAGCCTTACGGTGATGATATGGGCGAACGCAGACGCAGACGCGCCAACGGAGAGTTCATGTAATGGAGAGGGGATTATTCCCCTCTTTTGCCAATCACTTAAAATCAGGAAAATATGAAACAAAGATTAGATACATACGACAGAATACCGCCTGCAATGGCTGACTATCTCAGCCAGTACGGATGGCATTTCAGCAAGAAGATGTGCCTATGGGCTGTTTCCCGCATGAAGATGGAAAATAAATCTACGGGTAAAGAAGAAAAGCTGGAGCCAATCAGCAAAGAGCAGGTAGAGGAGCTTCTGAAAAAGTACAGTGTAAACCTGGAGAAGGATGCAGGGTACGACAGCGTTTACGTGGCAAACATGGCGAAGTCGGATTACTACAAAAGTTCTATCACTGACGAAGCCCATCTCGCATTGTTCATTAAGGATTACATAGATGATGTGGACGCTTACAATGGAATGCCTTTCACTCGGTTCTATGCCGACTGCATAGGCTCCGGCAATCCTATCATGTGGGAACAGATGATGTAGCCTATGATAATACAGGAATTTTACATACCGGATTATGATTGGGAAGTAAGGGTATATTATGCGGTGGACTGCTATTATACCGACCATATCATCGCCGACCTTCAGCGGGTAGGATGCAGGGGGATGGATTTGGTGAATGCCTATAAGAACATGCGCTCCTGCAATCTGAATACGGGTATCACTTACTCCAATATCCGGAACAGACAGACCGTAATGGTTATAGCCCTTACCTCTTCCCCGGCAGAGTTTCAAAACTCTTTCGACCATGAAAAGGGGCATCTATGCCGGCATATCTCACGGGCGTTCGGCATCGACCCATACGGGGAAGAGGCGCAGTACCTTAGCGGATATGTGGGACAGAAGATGTTCCCGGTAGCGAAGAAATTTTTGTGTGAACATTGTAGACGTAGCTTATGTGGAAAATAGTACAAGCCATTTTATCAGGCAAATCACGGGAAGAAGTATATAACATGCTTTCTCCCGAACAGAAAGAGACGCTGAACAGCCTTGCCATAGCAAATGGTATAAACCGCCAACAACGTAGAAAACTTGAACGTGATGCGAAAAAGGGATTACATAGATGAACTGCTTGAATTGGCGGACAATGTCCTTTACATGGACTATTGCCGCCTTTTCCGGGTTATCCAATGGAACGTTTAGAACGCTTTGAACGGGTTCTCCATTGGGTTATACCGCTTGCCGTTTTGGCGAGGGCATTAGCTTGGTGTCTCTAATTCTTTTACATCCTCTAAAGCCTTATATAGCACATATAGCGTACCCATGTGACATTTGAACAAGTCGGTAGCGCCTTCTTCTACGTATTGTGCGTAATCAAACACCAGTTCGATAAGCTCCCCTCTAAGTTCTTCGGGTGTTATGCTATGTTTGAATAATTCGTCTATTGCGCTAAGGTCGTATTTCTTCTTAGCGGGTGTTGTATTTCTTTCCATGATGAATATTTGTTTAGTCTTTTATTTAAAATGCAATTCGTTGTAAATCAGCCAAACTATAATTTTGTAGTTTGGGAACGAATTGAATAAAGCTTGCCCACCTCGTTTATAAAGCGAGCAAAGCTTGATGTTATTTGTTTTTACGTTCCTCTTCGAGCATTTCCTCTACATAGGAAACTTCATCGAGGTTAAAATCAAGGATATTTCTTACGTCCTTGTGTATTTGGATAAGTTTGTCTCTATTGTCACTGAACTTATCCATTGCCCTAATATCCCTGATTATGCGTTGGATAAATTCGCAAACCAATGTAATACCAATAGCCATTCCGTCAGCCGTATATTGCTCTACTGCCTTATCCATAGCCTTATCCGCAAAACTCATTGGAACCATATTGCCGTTTTCATCTTGCTTATAAGTAGCAATTTCTTTTCCGAAACATTCCTTAAAAGCATCGGATAAAGAAAAACTTGCATGAGTTTTCAAACAAGAAATCATGTACTGTAAATCGGCACAGGTAGTTTCTTGCACAATATCCCTCCAATCATCTTGCACCATTTCACCAAGAGCTGTATGATGTCTCAAATCATCTTCGGTTAGGTTTAAAGTTCTTATGCTGCCGTCCTCATTGTAATCTGATTCTTCACCTCCATATTCGTTGATAGATTCAATCCTTTTTGAACAAGCATAAAATTTCCACTTCCCTTCGTATTCAGAAAAGTATTTATTGAGGGTATCATCCCATTCATGAAGCCTTGATAAAGAGCGATAAAACCACAGTTCCCATAAACAACTCTGATAAAACCGTTCAGCAAAGTCTCTATTTTCTTCCTTGGTATCTTCAAATGTTTTTGGAGCAAATAATATCTTTACTATATCGAGTTCGTTAATAACTTTATTAAAATAGATAGCTAAGGTACAATCTTCTTCTACCCTGCACATAATGTCATAAAACGGAGTTCTTGCATCTCTTTTCATAATTATGCTCCTATTAATGTTTTAAACTTATTCAAGAAATATACTTGTCCTCTCCCGGTCACATAACATGTATGTTTTATGAATATGGGACTATCACCTGACACTATGGGTCTTTCCCTTACAAAGAACAATCCCATTTCGATAGCCCGCTGTGTGGGCATATAGTCATTTATGTATTTATCCTTCGACTTGCTGTATCTTTGCTTTCTGATAAGGTATTTGTTCTCTACCATCCAGTCGTAAAGCCTTATTTCTCCGATGTTATATCCGTTTTGGGTAATGAGTTTTGCGAGGTCTCCTACAAGAATGTTTGTAGCTGAGCCAGTCACGCAGTCTTTGAATATTACAGCTGGTTTTGTTTCCTCTATGATAGCCTGTTTTTCCTCTTCTTTCTTCTTTACTTCTAAAGAAAGCATTTGGTTCTTCTCGTATTGGTCCGCCCATGCCCGCGCAGACTCTGCCGGATTATTGAAATTTGGAAGTTGGGGTTGGAGAGAATAGCTCCCGGTATTAATTACTGACGGGACAACATCATCAAATATCCAACTCTCAAACTCATCAGCTTTCGGCATTTGGCTTTTGGCGGTTAGCCGGTAGATGTTACCTTCGCTGATAAACTTCATTTGCTGTGTTCTTCCCATTGAATCTATGACGTCGTGAATCACGACGCCCTGTGATTTACAGTGTCTTGCGATAGCGTCACGCGTATTTGAATACTGCAAAGAGGTTGCAATATCCATTCCGCAAAACCAAGCCTTTTCATTTTTTATAAACATGCGAACTTTACCGAATAGAGGGTGTTCGTAAACCATAATTTCGCTCGTTTCGTGAGCAGACGTACCCAATACAGCAATGTTTGTGCCGTTTAAGTAATTTCCATTTAACTGTGCCATAGATTTATTGAACTTTATTGGCATTATAGGGCTGGTAGCCTGCCCATATCCGGCTTTTCGGATAGGGCAAAGAAAAAGGCTGCCCTGTCCCATTGTTCAACCTATCCAAAGGCAGATATAGCATTAACTATACCTATGGGGGTGGCAGCCACTATATTGTAGCGTCAAACTCGCAAGCATAAAAAATGCCCGCTTATGGCAGGCTTCCGCTTGCCTTTGGATAAAAGTTGAACGCTGCAAATATACCTCTAATTTCTATAACACCAAATAAAAAACTTAATATTTTACTTTTCTACCCCATATCATCGCGTTATACAGCGAAGTAGCATACATCTTAATCTCTTCCTTGCTCTCAAGGAAATCAACCTTAGAGGCTGCTATCATAGCCTCTGTATAAATCTCTTTGTTTAAAATATTATTCTCTTTCATGTTATCTGCATTTAACTTTTGTAAGTCCATACTTAGCCAGCCTTAGATATATCGTCCTTACACTTGTCTCTGATTATTCTGTCTGCTCTTCTCATTGGTTCAATATATTATACTAAATTTATGATACCACTTGTCCGCATGGCTGAACCATCCTATAATGAATGATTTACCGAAGAGGGTTACTTTGTATAGTTTACTCATGTGTTTCTTTGTTCTTTAATTTATCAAGGAACTTGCTATCTCCCGAATAATTCACACCGATAGCCTTTTTACTTTCAACAATCTGTTCCAAAAGGGTTATAGCTTCCTTTTTCACTTCTTCCACTTCATTATAACCGCAGACTTTATCAACCAACTGCTCTATAGTCGATTTAGGCTTGGAAAGCTGTTCTTTGAGCTTGTTTAATCTCCAGTAGCAGTAATCAATTGTGGCGATGTGCTCTAATTTACTCATGGTTATATTATTCATTTATAATTAATTCACACCAACTATTATCGCTTTCCCAAAACCATTGATAGCCGCCAGCGTGTTTACGCTTTCCGGAACAGCAATTCCTGATATTACGGGCGCAAATGCCAGTCTTTCGTTCCGCATCGTTAGAGGACTGGAAAACACCTTGTAACCGTCCGCTCTTTATGGCTACTACTTTCTTTGCATTGCAGCCCGCTATATTAGGGTTTCCCGTTCTCCCTAAAGCTAATCCTTTAATCATACTTTCCCTTTTATGCGAAGGGATGTAATCATCCCATTTCTTCCCCTTGTTATGAGGGATACTTCCTTTTAAAAACCGCCCGTTAATAGGGTTGCGGTTTAATCGCTGTGGAGGTATATATAATTCATTCATCTTTAAATTCAAGTTTTGGGTTACTGATAGTCTTGCTATTCCTTTTCTTTGTCTTAACCATTCTCCGATAAACATCATCAATCAATTGCTTAAGCTCATTGACGTAGCTTCCCATACTCCAGCCTTCGAGTTGACACACCATTAAATCAAATTCTATTTCTTGTAGTAGCTTTACTTTAAACCTCTCGCGTGCAAAGACATTTACCCGTTGGCGCACATTACGGTTAATCATCGGGTCTTGTTTAGGTTCTTTGCTATTGGGGATAGATTTTTTCACGGGGTGATGGTTATCTGTTATGTCGTTAACATGAACATTCATAGCTTTTACAAGAATTCTTACTCCTCCGTTTAAGACGCTTTTCCCGTTTGTGTAAAAGTCGTATCCGGTCAAAGGAGAACCAGTATGCTTGTCAATGGAGAAACCCTCAGGTGGTTTATCGTAGAGTTCCCAATTCATGTATTTACTCATGGTTGTTTTATTTCAATAACTCCGGGCTGTCGTAAATATTACCTACATATCTAATCCCGAACATATCTATCATTTGTCCTATTGGCTTATTTCCAAGATTTTGAGACAGAACTTCTAATAGCACAAAAGAACCGATTTTATCACTATACACTACTTCACATAGTACACCAGCGCATTCAACCAAATCATGCTCATATATTTCTCTATCATTGTATTTAACTCCCGTGAACTGACCAACAGTTTCAGCCCATACGTCATCGCACCGGCAGTCTTCCGGAGAATATATCTTTGCCTTGTCTGTGAGGATAAGTCCGTTTTCGTCCCTTCCGGCAGTATAGAAAAAAGAGAGAAATCCATATATCCATTTCCCCGTATCAGTGCTTTTTCCTCTGAATTTTATTTCACGTTTCATAATCAATATCTTTTCTCGTTTTTAATCAATCAGTTCAAATTCATATACGAAAACATAAGGATCGGATGCCCATGTACCTTTGCCGGAGACTTTATCTATCAGTTCTGCGAATGCGTCACGAGGATCATTGTAGTCGGGTATATCTGCGTAATGGAATGAATAAAAAGGAATATCCTTTTGTCCAGCATCCCATTTAAAAATTCCTTCCTTAAAGCAATCTTCATCGGAAATGCCTTGCAACCGTTCTATCTTGATGTTGGTAATGCGGATATGATGGGGCATGAGGTCAGCGCGGACAAACATTTTATTTTTCCAACCGGGTGCGAATTTAGTTTTAGTATAAAATCCTATTCCGTCCCTATCATTAAGTGCAATTTCGGGATTCATCCCTAAACTTTCATAACATTGTGCAATGGCAAAAACTCCACCAACCTTGTACTTCGGCTGAATAAACATTGGAACAAAGTCATTACAGTCCTTATCATATACAAGAATCTCAAAAAGGGGGCTAACATCATCTGATTCAGTAATCCTAAAACATCCAGCAGGATTTTCTTGATATGCTTTCGGACACTTAATGATTCTTCTTGTCTGCGTCTTCCGACCATCCAATACAGCCTGGGTTAGACTGTATTTATCATTGAACATTATCTTCTTCATTGTATCTTTTTTTTAACTCTTTCAAAACAATCTCCATACCTTCATCCAGTCCTTTCTTGTAGCCTGATATATGCTCACCTATGTTGTAAACCAAGCATCCTGCAACGATAAGAATAACTCCTACAGTCCTATGCCAATAGAGAAAGGATACACTGAACGGTGAGAATGTCAGTCGGAAGTGACCGATGAATAATGCTGATATGATGAATATCGCAAGAAAAAATATTAGGTTTGCTTTCATAATCATATAAGTTTTAATGCTTCTTGTATCCCGGCTTCCAGTGCTTCCTCGTAGGATTTATAATGGATAATAGGTCTATCCGACAATCCTACTAAATCATGTTCCGGAATTGTCAGTATATCATATATCCAATAATCCCCATGCATATAGGATACTTCAACGTGCAGCTTCTTGGTTTCGCGCAGCCACTTTTGGGCAAATGATTGATTTGGTGCAGACGTTAAATATACGGCTGTACCACATTTATAACATGGATTATCACTTTCACATGCACAGAAATTTTCGCATAATTCTGGAACAGGAAGCGAATTATAACTCAATCTAATTCTATTAAAGTCTTGGTATAAATTTCCATTATTTTTATAAGCAAACAATGTTCTTTCATTAAAGCCTTTCTCTTTCAGCAGCTTCGCAGTCTCTAATGTTACAAGTTCTTCGGTCATGGCTATTGTTTTTTCAAATTAATAATCTTCGTTTCGTAGTTGTCAAGCCCCTTTTTACGGGTACTGATAATCACTATACTATCATTGAGATAAGTCACGCTTCCCTCAATTGTACGGTGTTCTATAGGGTATTCTCCAGAGTTATTGCACCCGAATAGTGCAACTGTTGCCAAAAGGATAATTATTTTCTTCATACTTTAAAGTGTTCAATCAGTTCGTTTACGGTAGCCTTGTGAATGGTATCTGTGTTAATGTCAACATCATTGTAAGCCCAATAGGTAGAGAACTTGATTTCCGGACACAGAATCCATTTATCTCCATCCGTAAACCATTGGTTCTTGTCTGTATCATCCCTCAATGCAGCGATAGCCAAGAAAAGCTCTTCATTGGTTCCGCAATCAATTCTTCCTTTCTTGGTGACAGTATCTACATCATATATCACTCCATATAAATTACCATAAGACGTTATGATAGCCTTTCCCTCTTCGATACTTTTATGACTTCCCTTGCCATCATAATTATGTGCATCTAAAGTTGTATCACCAGAATTAAGGATTTCATATCCCAACTCTTCCAGCTTCTTTCGAACTTCCGGTGTATTTCTTCGTATGAAACACGGTGTTGTAAATCCCATAGTCATTCCTCCTTATCTATCTTAATATCTGTTACTTTGCCACGATTGATAAAACCGCCACAGCTAAACAAATCGGTTATACATGCTGTGTAGTTCACCTCTGCGCATTTCTCGTACAGAGAGCATGAGGCACAATGAATACTATCATGCACCGCTTCATGCAGCACTCCGTCTATTATTATTCCGTTCTTTACTTCCATGATTATTTCCCTTTCAAAATTTCAAGTAATTCTTTCGCTCTTTTATATGTATCAAAGCCTTTTATGTTTCTCTATTTATCAGAAAAGAAGCCATCTTCTCGTACCTGAACCCAATATACTGTTATAGGGATACAACCGTTATATCCATGACCTTGTATAATCCTATATCGTTCCATGATTTATAGCGTTAAAGTTATATCTACTTTTATGTGCTCTGCGGGTTCGACTGTTAGTTTCGACTCTGCATATTGCCGTACCGGATATATAACATTAACATTCATGCCTGTCTCGGCTTCAAGTTTTTCCAGAATATGAGCTATCTCCATTTCGGCTTTCGCTTTCTTGTTTTTTGCTTCTTCTATATCCATGGTTATTTCCCTTTCAATTTCTTTATTAGTACATCAGCCACCCTCAAAGAGCCTATTGCAATATCATCATAAGTTTCACTGTCATCGTTTATTCCTAAAGCAATACAATACCCTTGCATAGCGGATTTTGCCAATTCATAACGCCTTTGCTCCCAATCAATAGTTTCAAAATTATCTAAGAAGTCGAGTTCTGACACTTTGAAATACCTACCATTCACTAAGGCAGTCCCAACGTCGAATAAGCCTTCAACCTCTACAATCGTTCCGGTTGCTTTTATTCTTGCTTTCATAACTATTCTTTAGTTTTAATATACCTGTTTTCAATACACCAGCACAGCATCTCGTAGGCTGCATCCAATAGATTTCCGGAAACTTTAACGATGAATGTTTCAGACATGCTTTTTTGATAACTTATAGCCCAAGGACCAGCAAAAAGAGGCTCAACGCACAGCTTATACGTTATACAGAAGACATTTATGTATCGCGGCAGCTTATCGAGAATGTCCTGCAAAGTGTAAGTTTCATGATAATAGTCGTAATTCGTATCGGCATCCGGAGAGGTTACAACCATGTTGTCTGCATCTGATTCATTCCACTCGAAACACATGCTTCCATCGCTTGTATCCAACCCAAGCTCCTGCAAATGTTCCATCTGTTCGACTGATAATACTTGTTTTGATTTCATAATTCCTCCTCCAATTTTTCCAAAAGTTCCTTGGATAGTATTTCACAGTAATAAATATTGTCTATCATCGTGTCGTTAGAACTCACATCCGCCTTAAACCTCTTAACAAGTACCCAGCCATACCATTTTTTCACTTGAACGTCAAAAATATGGCCATATACTCCATGTGTCTTAATTCTGTACTTTTCCATCTCTTGTATTTTTCTCGAAACATTTCACATCCGGATAGAACCAGTCCAAACTACCAGCTATCCCGTCCAGCCATAAAGCACATACATATCCGCGAGAACGGTTCTCTCTATCTACCACATGGAGATAATGCTTGCATTTTTCACAGCAAATATTGTTGGTTTGTTTATCCATAATTCAGTCTTCTTTCTCTTTAATCCGTTCCAGTACATCCTTGTTGACTTCGAGTGTCTCATCGAAAGAGGGGATGGGAAACCATGCAACAACATCATCTATCACTTCATCATAATAGCCGCCATTACTTTTCATCCATTTGTTTTCAGATGAAAAATACGCTTTGAATATATCACCATTCATAACCATTACAATACAATCGCCAGATGTGTCACAACCAGCCTTGTCCTCAACGCTTATCCACGGAGATTGCTTTGCCTGCCATTCGGCACCTTTCTTAAAAGCCCGTAATGCAACCGATTTTGCCAATGCCTTGATAGCTATACTGTCTCTTTCATCATAGGCAAGCTCTGCATCTTTATTATATGTACTTTCACTCCAATGAGTGCGGGCTGCTTCTTCTACTGTCTGTTTCATAATCAATGACTTTTAATTTTCTTATATTTACCGCATGCTAATATTAAATTTCCACTTTTGTGTAATTACTAAAATCACAATACAAGTATTGACACCAACCACCGAAGCGATATTTATCATTTAGATACCTACATTGGGAAGTCCACTTACTCTTTGTAATAATTTCGTACACCGTTCCTTTATGGATGAAAAGGTCGCCGACTTTTAAATTGGAAAGTTTAACTGTTTTCATTTCTTTCTTTTATTCCGTTCCCGATTGTCTTCCGAAGCACACATCTTGCACCATGATGTCTTGATGTGATACGCCTTTCCGTTGCGGTAGATTGTCCTGTCATAGAAGCAGGATAGTAAAAGCGGTCTTTTGCAGCGGCTGCACACCTTGCGTTCTACCCCGTCCACCATCACCCGGTTCCTCGGTTTCCGCTTCACTATCTCGCACAGACCGCATTCGGATGCACCGTACTTCCGGCAATAGGCAAGGGAATGCTTGCCACATTTCGCGAAAGAGGTGCAATCGGAGCGGGGGACTGTCTGATGGATGTTCATACTATTTGCCTTTTTCTATAGATTCTATTGCCAGGAATATCTCATACATTACTTGTGGCGTATTTCCATACATATCCACCAGCTAATTTCCTTTTCCCTTTACATACATCACAAATATGTGCGGCATTTATCCCAGTGATTCGGGATGCGTCATTTAAAACTTCAAATCTGTTTATCAAATTCCCATCAACCGATAATTGCAATACAGGCTTCCTTGTTTTCTCTATCAATAAAAAATTCCTTTTACCGTAGTTACAATTATACGATTCGCTACACCATTCGAGATTGTCAACATTATTATTGGTTTTTATTTCATCTTTATGGTTTACTTGTGGTAGATTTTTTCTATTTTCTATAAACGCTTTCGCGACAAGCCTATGCACCAAACAAGTCTTCTTTTTCCCTCTTAATATTAAATTAACTTTTAAATATCCATTTGTCGCTATTGTGGGAGATAAAACCTTTCCATGATATATATGATTCCCTAAAAACATACTGACGCTTCTAATACGTCCATGACTACTGACTTCATATCTTCCATCATAACCTTCAATAGTTTTCCATTCTTCCATTTTCTACAATATTTATTGCTCTAAAAATTTCATATATAACCTGTGGTAAAATCGCATTGCCGTATGCCTTTATTGATTCCTGCCGCCACTTTGAAAAGGCAATACCGTCCAATCTGGTGGAAATCCCATCATCTCGGCTACAAACAGGGGATTGAGTAGGGAAGTTTTCCCAATCAGGCGGGCACACAAATGATTCAGTTCTGATGTCCGGGGACTGCCGTCTTTCCGGTCCTTTGCCGTTCCGGGATTGTGGCAACTTGTCGTTGGTGTAGGTAACATTCCGTGGAAATCCATTAGGCTGTTCGGACGATTGCTTCCGTTTCTTCGACTCGCCATCGTTTTTGCACCTGCATTTTTCAAATCCTTCACCTGTTTTGCATGGTGTATGTCGGTAGACATCGGCGTCGGGAGCAGCCCTACCGGATAGAATGTTGTCTTCCCATTTTCGTTGCATACCTTCAACCCCTGCGTCTGCACGGTGGACAACAATTTTCTCTCCGCATTCAACCTTGCATTCATCGCCTCCTCTTTTGTATCGAAAAATCCGAGGTGAATCCTTTTCCTGTTCACATAGATTATCGCATGCCATTTGTTCCGTCCCTTCGGTTTCCTTACTCCTGAACCTTTCTTCCGATTGTGAAGATTTTCCCAATGAGCTAATATCCGAAGATTTTGCTTTCTGTTGTCCGTTTTGCATCTGTTGATATGGTCCACTTCCTCGTTTTCCTTCGGACAGCAAATCAATCTGTGCATCAAGATAGTCTTCCATTTCTTTCCATCTTCTTTCGCTCTGATTGTTCTGTAAACATACCCTGAATTGTTTATCTTCCATTTCCATTGATTCAGAAACGGAAAATCTTCCGAATCTACAAGTATATCCACTCCCGATGTTGTTGTTATTGTCTTGTATTCTTCTCGCAATAAAGAAGACACGGTCCCTTCTGTGCGGCGCTCCGACGGCACAAGCCGGAATAACAACCGGTTGGACGGAATATCCTTCACGTTCAAGGTCGTTACACACTGTTTCGACGACGTATTCCTGCTGATGCAATATTCTTTCTCGGTCAACCTCTCCGAACAGAGATTCTTCACGTCCCAACGCAGTTTCACTGCCGGGTTGTACCATCGAGAGGATTCCAGCAACGTTTTCACCAACAACCCAATCGGGCTGAATCTCCCGTATCGCTCGTAGCATTTCCGGCCAGAGGTAGCGGTCATCTTCCGCTCCCTTTCGCTGTCCGGCGCAAGAAAAAGGCTGGCAGGGGAAACCTCCGGTGAGGACATTGATTTTTCCCCGCCACTCTGTAAAATCTGTTTTCGTGATGTCTTCATAACTTTTGCTGTTTGGAAACCAATAATCAAGTATTTTTCTCCCGAACGGGTTTATTTCACAATGGAACACGTTTTTCCAGCCCATTATCTCGGCAGCTATTTCCGGGGCACCGATGCCGCTAAACAGAGAGCCGTGTGTCAATTCTCCTTTCTTCATTTCCATAATTCAGAACCACTCTTCATTCGCTCCAACCTCTACCGAGAGCCAGTCCATGAGGAGGGTTATAAGGTTATAAATAAGTTTCATCTCACTAAACTTTTATCGCGTTGGCAATATTATCCGCATCCGACAGCTTTCTTACCAGCACATCAAACGCCGCCGTGCACCGCTCTGTGTTCATATTGACCGTTTTCCCGATTTTCAAACTATCGGAAGCAAGGTTCATCACCCTTGCCACATTGGAAAGTTTCAGGTATTCCAACGTAAACCCGTTGAACCGTGCATCTTTCTTCCGAAGCTCTTTAATCCTTTCGTCAAACTGGATGCAGGCGTAATCACACAATGTCCTTGCAAGTTCGAACCTTGCAATCTCTGCGGAATGGGATATGCCGTTATCGTCAAGAGCCTGCTTGAACTGCCAATACAACATATCCACGTGCTTGTTCACTTCTTCCGTATACTTGTCGTTGCAGTCGGCAAAAAACTCGCTCCGGTCTGAACCGATAACGTTGTTTACAGTACGCTCGTATTCCTGTCTTGCCTTGTCGGCATCATTCAAATACCGTTTGAATGCCTGTCTGTAATAAGGCGTTCTCTTCATCGCATGCAGGCTCTCGATAACCTGCCCGCAACAGATGTCGTTCGTGAGCAATATGTTATAAGTGCAGAGTACTACAAGGTTCTCATACTTGCTGATTATCTTGGTTGCTGCATCGGTAGTCATTGCCTTGCGTGTTCTGCCTTGTTTATATTCTTGTTTCTACTCTCTTTTGCAAGTTCATCAATCATGCGCTGATACTTCCTTGCCACCAACGGGCAGCGTATGCGCATTGCATTGTCACGCTGCCACTCCAATTGTTCGATTTTCTTTTCAATCTCTATGTCCATGATTATTTACCGTTTGTTTCTTATTTGGATAAACCCTCGTTTTTCGCATTCCCTCAACAGCTCCATATCTTCATCCCTTATATCACATGGCGTCTCATGATTAACACTCATGTAATCCGATATGCCAAACTTTTTGCATATATCATAGTAAAAGCGTCTTTGCCTGCCTCTTGTCGTCCAACATATTGTAAGTCTCATACTTTATTGTCAAATTTATGCTTTCGCCACTACTTACGTAAACTGATACTACATACACGATTTGCCGCTCGTTTCATGGCTTCTGCATCTCCACTTTCCACAAGCTTACGTTCACGTTCAAGATACTCGATATAGGAAATTCCGTTGCTACCGCGCTCTTCTATCTCCTTTTGGCGCTGTAGTCGGTATTGTTCACGTTCGTAACGCTCAATGTCAATGCGGCGTTCCTTGATATAGTCAAGCATAGCGCTTGTAATCTTCATCGGGTCTATAGCTCCATAGAATCGTCCGTATTTCCCAGACTTAAACCGTGCAATGAAAAAGCATATCTCAGCTGCATTGATGTAATAATACTCAGAAATAAATATCTCTGCTAACTCATTAAGCTGCTCCTTAGCAATCTTGGTAGATACCTCTGCGAAGTCATTGAGTGTACCGAATTGAATTTTCAACCATTCCAAAGGGGTCTCATCTCCATAAGTCGAAGCCAATAGCCCTAATGTAGGTATGGAAAAATTCATGGCTAAATCGGAGTGAGTCGCCTTACACCTAACAATTTTGAACTGCAAATCTGGATTGTAATCAAGTATGAATTGTGCAGGGTCAGGATATTTATTCAATAACGCCCTCTGCTTCAAGTTCCTTTCTTTTTTTTGCGGCAGCTTCTCTGACTGTTGTAGCGACTGCAAGAACCGAATCACGTTTTCGCTGCTCGCTATCCTGTTGATTTTTACTAAGTCTTTCTCCATTGTAATTGCCTTCTAAAATCTTAATGAAATTTGTCGGTCTGAATATCCAGTCGAAATCACAATGCCAGTTTTGGTTATTACGCCCCAAAAGAAATGCTGATTGAGAAACATTGTTGAAAACAGCTATAATAGCCTCTTTCCCATATTCTGCGACTCTTACTTTTACGGCTTTCTTACGTTTTTCTGTCATTGCCGTAACTTTGGGTAACCGTCCTTCAAACATCTTGTTGAACGTATCCATAAGACCATTGTAATTTATCTTATCACTCTCATTGTTCCCTGATGGCGAGACTTCCCCTTGGGGGGAATTATAGGGGGGATATTCTTCTTCTCTTTCTACTTCTATTTTAGTCACGTATTGTTCAGTGAATGATACGGTAGTATTACGTGATTGTTCCGTGATTAATAAGTGAATATTATCTTTTATTTTGTCTATCAAGTATTTAGGTATATTCAAATCCTCGTAATTAGGTTTGTTGATTACTTGATGCCGAGTGAAATTTGGCAGATATATGAATCTTCCCCCTTTATAGGAAAGCAGACATATAAATCCGTTTATCACAAGCTCGTTCATCCATTTTTCAAACTGTTGTATTTGGATTTGGTCATACGGAAATATTTTAGACTTTAACCAGATAGAATCACCTATTACAGTCCCTGAATCATCAGAGAAATTCCAAAGACCTATATAGAGAAGCCTTGCATCCCTTGTAAGACGTCCTATTTTGGTATCATCCCAGAACTTTGGCTTAATCATTCTGTTTCGTGCCATGTTTATTCATCTTTATTTTCATGCATCTTTCAAATTGTCTATTTTTTATAATTCAACTTCCTTGATTATAAATTCTATTCTTGGATTTACTTTGTCTATAAACTTCTCTGCTACTATCTTCACGCAATTACGGTCGTCCTTGATAGCTTTGCATCCTTGTAGACAATCAAGTACTGTCTTGAAACAATTGTCGAGGTCTGGGCGTTGGTTTTCATAGAATACATTCAAATAAAGTTCAAACAGCCCTGCTATCATCTTGCCTCTGTACTGGTTACATTGTAGATAGAACGACTTTTCATATTCATTCAATGCCGGCTGTTTGGCAAGACTGCCATGACCGCGGATTGTTATAACTTTATAACAATTAGATTTACTCGGTATTTTGCCCCTTATTATCTGTTTATTATATATCATGTTATGGTAGTTTTAATTTTATTTCATTGATAAGTTCTTCATTGGATATACAATAGCCGGCATTAGCTATGTCGCATAAGTGCCTTTTTAAATCGGCTGGATTGTTAAATTCAATAGGTTGCTCTCCAAAAGGAGTAATAGGGATTCCTTTTTTATATACCACATGCCCTCGTTTTTCTATTTCTTCAATCAAATCTTCATCAGAGGCAACGGTCATAAAATCATCAAGATAATCGTCTATATATATGTCCGTCTCGGTTGTGATTGTAATATACTCTCTTTTTTTCTTCATATATATTTGATTTTAAGTTCCACATCCACCGGCTTATCTTTCATCATGGAGAAAGCATCGAGTATCCTCTCCTTAGTCAACTGGATAGGTCGGGTCATTATTTCACTCTCTATGTTTTCCAACGGTATCTTCTTTCCGTCATAAGTAATAAGAACCGCAGAAGTTATTACGTAAGGACTCATGTCTTGTATTGTTTCTTTATCTGCCTTGCAATCTTCTTGTTCAGCTTACTTAGACGCTCTGCCTGCTTGCTGTCACCTCCAATATTATGAATGTCTGACTTTCGGTCTGCGATAAGCTCTGAATGATTGCACCTTCGGATTTGGTTATTGTAAGTTTCATTCAAGTTTTTATTTGAATCCCCATTCTTCCATGTAGTCAATGTTTTCAGGAAATCCTTCTACCGATTTGGGACTAAGGAATATTTTCTCACTTTCTAATTTCGAGCCTCCCCATTCAGTAGGTGGGCAGTTTTCGTATTCTTCTTTAGAAACTTCACTTACATTAAAATGGGGTTGGAAGCCATATCCCATTACGCTTTCCCCTAAGTAAGTACCAAACTTCTTTAAAGCCCATTGAAATGCAATATCTTTATATAGGTAATGTTTAGAAAACACAGCCACATATATTTTATGAGAGAAATTTCCTGTTTCTGTTAAGTCAGGATTACATCTGATACAGAAATACTTAATACGTGAAAGTATTTCTTCAACAAACCTTTCATGCTTTTCGCAATCTTCTTTCGTTAAGAACTCTTTCCCGTCATTTGCAGTGTAAATAGTCTTGGTAATTTCTTTTGTTTCCATGATGTTTTTTATTAAAGCCCCGAAGCGTATTCTCCAGGGCACAACCATTATTACTAACCCATGCCATTTACGTGTGGCTCACATTTATGAGGTGGTAGCAGGACTTGCACCTGCATGATAGGAGTTTTTCTTGGACTTTCACCAAGTAGTTTATTCATTGACATTGCGGTCTATTCGGCATTACCCGTTATTAACTCAGTGGTTTGAATTTTTTTTACGGCTAACCGTAACACATTGACTTACCAACCTATCTATAAGAGCTTCACTTTAGCGTCTCTCGTTGTTCCGCCATACCACCATTTTTGCCCGCCCAATCTTCACAGACCGGACAGGCAGGTTAACAAATAGTTCCCGGATAGGCGGTCAAGCCACACCGGGATAGTTAACTGTTAGCTGAAATTAAATCACTTAACCCGAACCTTTCACGGGACTTCTGTGTGAGCAGAGGGCTTTCGGTTAATTATATCAAGTCTAAAATCTTTGTCTTTGCAATAGCGTCCAGCTTCATGTCTTGAAGCCCCTGTTTCATGTATTCCGCCGCCTTTCTGTTGGCATCGTCCATGTCTTTTGCGGCTATTAGAACATAATATTTGTTCTCTTTTTCTTTCCCGTTTTCGTCTACGAAAATCTCAACAAGAGTGACCTTATAAAAGAACTCATCTTCCTGCTTCTCATTGACAATCTCACGTATCTTACTCCGGCTGATTGCGAAAACATCACACTCACCGTTGTATAGCTCATTGCCTTTCAATTCCACATGACCGAAAAGTTCATCATCGGTTATGTAATGTTCGGTGACTTCCTTTTCATCGCCTTTCTCGTTAACCTTGTTTACTTTTAGCTTAAATTCGTACAGCATGATATTATATGTTTATAGGTTACACATCAGAACGGAAGGTCGTCTTCCCCGTCGGTCTGTAAGGTTGGCGCTTCCACCGTAGCCGCAGCATTCCCGGAACCCTCAAACTCATAAGGCTTGAAGTCTCCCAAGTAAACCTTTGACTTGGCTTCTGCTTCTGTCTTGTTCGCATCCTTATACTGCTTTGATAAGTATTGTTTGCAGTAATGGGTATTTCCGTATTGGCTCGGCTCTCTACGCTCATTAATATTAACGTTAAGATAGACGGCTTTTGCTTTCAGGTTCTCGTCCATACTTACATAAAGGTCGTTTTCTTCTATAGGAATGACAACGCATTTCTTATTCTTAATTGTTGCTATGCCCACTTTTTCGAGCTTTAGCAAATTTACGCTTCCGGTTAAATTCATTTTCTATTCTATTGTTTCTTTAAGTAAATACTTGGTCAAATCTCTGTATTCAGCCCATTCAAGAAAGGAGCGAAGCAGATTATAATTATCCTGCTCCATACCATCGTAGCGATAGCATGTTATTGCAGGACCATAACGTTTCAACGGAATACCTCTGACATCATATCCATGCTTTTCTTTATCATATCCTTCAAATATGAACAAATCAAAATGAAATATATCTGCATTGAATAATTGGAGATAAAATTTCCATTGGCAAGAATTTATGTAATCGGCATCAATAGGATAAGAATATTTGGTTTTAATATCCCTAATTTCTACGCCATCTATCATATCGGCACATCCTGTTATAATAGCATTCCCAAAGTCCTTATAAAGGCGTATCTCATGAAAAGCATCAGGATGTTCATTCCTGTATGCAAGAGCGGCCTTACATTGTGGTATGTCAAGAATTATCTTGTTTCCCTCAATGTCAAACGCTCGTCCGCTTGGCATTTGTTCCTTTTGTTCTTTCCCGTAATAAAGAAAGGTACGCTCACCTGATTTAACCTTTTCGCATTTCGGTGTACCTTCTTCCACTATTTTATGAAAAGCTTTTCCAATTCTCGTATATGTATTGCCTTCAAATGCACCTGATATACTGTCAATAACCGATTGTTCAGTTATCTCATAACTGGCGTAATCGCTTTGTTCTATGTATTTTCGGAATGCTTCCAGTTGTGTTGCCCTAATAAGTGGTTTCATGCTTTAATAAACATTTTTTTGTCCTTGTCGAATGCGTATCCTTTTGTAGCAAGATTTTTTTGCATTTCAGAGAAGAACGGTAATTGCATGATTTTAGGCAGTGTCTTGGTTGCTTCCATCAATGAGATAATATCTTCATCAGTAATTGCAGCCGCAAGTTGCTCTCGTATTGCTGCAAGCTGCTCGTTGGCTTTTGCTTGTGCTTCTCCTTTTCCTTGAATAGATATTTTGACTTTTGAAACAATGTCAGACATGCAAGTATCAAATTGGGTTGTGCCATAATCAGGAATAGTAACAGTTTCAAGCCCGGCAACATTTTTCCCTACAAAATTATCTAACGGAGCAAAAGATATACAGCGTTTTCCATTTTGGATAAATACATATCCAACTTGGTCTGCAATTCTAACAAGAAGGTCTTTAGATTGCCCGGTACAATCTGGAGAGTGCTTTATCACATCACCATCTGCAGTTTCTTTATCATGGCAGATAAATATAATATCAGAACCATTTGAACGAAGAAAATTGACGAACTCTTTGAAATCTTCGCCCATCTGTCCGAAACGTTTTAAAGAATTTGTTTTTAACTTATAGTTGTTTTCAATGGCATATTGGCTCAAATAATCGTCAAGCATAGACTTGGCTGTATCAACTATAATTGTTTTATACTCTTTCATTGCTTCCCGCTCACTATCTATGTCTTTCCAGTTTTTAGCCATTATAGTATCACAACGCTGTACTGCTCGGTCTGCGCCTCTGTCGCAATCAATCAATAAGGGGGTATCGGCTGTTGTAGCAACACTTGTTTTCCCACTTCCCGGTACTCCATAAAGTACAATAATAACAGGACGTTCAGGTAGAACGTCATTCTTTTTTACGATTGGCATAATTTTATAATATTAAGTTTAACAATATCTTGGTAGCCCTTGACTAAGGCAGATGTTGGTTCTTTCTTCTTCCAGGCTCTTTTCTGTATATCCCAATGAAATACGAGCGGAATATTGTTTCAGCCTTTTATTAGAGGCTTTTCTATCTTCGTTCAAGAGGTTTTCCTCTTTATTCTTTGAAGACTGTTTCACTTTATTTTCCATAAATATTTTTTTAAACCGCCCGTACAAGGTTAAAGGGAAGCGGTGCGCACTTCGCTTCTCTCACGGCTTTTAGTACGGTAATAGCACTACCTTTGATGCGGCTGGAATGAAATTGCTATTTCATTTCCACTGCTTCTCCATTTATTAAAGTATAGAATGTATCTTCTTTGATTGACTTACCGTCTACTTTGAACGCTTTGACTGAAATGATAGGATAAGTGTTCTCATCCCATTCTCCACGTTCTGTAAGCACAATCCAGCATCCTAATGCTCCCTTTGCCTTGCAATCCTTTCCGGCAGCAAGAGCTATGCTTTCTTTGCCGGTAGCTGATGCAGCGCCTTGGTAGCCGGTAGCTGATGCAGCGCCATAGTCGCCGGTAGCTGA